TCTGACCATCTGGACCGAACTGCCCGAATGGGTGGTGTGGCTGCTGCGACACAAGACCTGGAAGACCATGCACAATCAAAAGAGGAAGGAAACGAAATGAGTGAGGAAACACTAGACCCGCCACTGCCGCCGATCGACGCGCGCACCGAAGCCGTAGCCGAACGTCTGTTCGGGCTCAAATGGGCGCTCCGCAAGGACTCCACCGAAATCATCCATGAGGAATGGCGGACCGCATCCAAATGGATCCGCGACGGATACCTGCGCCAAGCCATCGAAGTGCTCGCCGCCGCCGACCAAGCGGAACCCGCGAGCGCCAAGGCCTCCGGCTACCAGGACCGCATGCGTGTCGAGTACCGGGAGTTGACCGTCCGCGCCGGCAGGCTCAGGGACATGCTGCAAAGGTATGCGGATGGCACGCTCGACTTCGAGCCCACCTGCCCGATCACTCTGTTAAGCAGGCAGCTTGATGTCATGGACGCATACGCCAATCTGCTCCGCCATAGAGCCAAGATCGAACACGTCAACCTCGAAAAACAGGACTCCGCCACCGAATAAACAAAGAACCCGACCTTCCGGCCGGGCTCTGGCATTACCACAAACCAGACTACCACGCCGGAGGGAATCGAACAAATGTACGAACCAACCAACGAATCCCAACCAACCACCACCAACACCACAACAAACACCAGCCAAACAACACCAGCGCTCGCCGGTGTGTGCCTCGTCTGCGGCGGAGGATGCGCTGTCGGCGACACCATGTGCGCGAAATGCGATGGGCTGATGCGTGGCTGGCTGCGGGAATATCCATCATGGTTGGATTCGCTGCATGAGTTCCTGGACTCGACCGCGCACTACGGAGGCCGCCAGCCTGGACGCGTCAACCTTCCAGCCGCGCCGACGCCAATCCGATTGCCGGTGCTCGACCACATGCAGGACATCGAGGATGCCGCGATCGCACTCTGGCGCCGGTTGTATGCTCCGCCTGCCATGCCTTGGGCTACCTGTGGCGTGCATCCGCCGCTGGTGGACATGCTGCGTGTCTGCGCCGGCAGTCCTCGACTGCGCCGCATGCCTGATATCGCCGACTTCTACCATGAGTGGGAGTCGATGGTTCGAAAGACGCTGGACATCATCGACGTGCCGCCTGCGAAACATGGCATCGGAAGATGCCCGAACCCGCTGTGCGGAGTCGAATTGACAGCGGCGGTCGGCGCGGTAAGCGTTGCATGTCCCGTGTGTGGCAACACTTACCTTGTGGCGGATGTGCGGTTGGGGTTCCTGATGGAATGCGTTCGGTCGGGACGCGCGTTCACGGCGGGGGAGTGCGCGGAGCTGCTGCGCGAATGCGGATTCCAGTGCAATGCGAACACGATTCGCTCATGGCGCAAGCGCGGCAGGCTCCAGCCGGTTGGTGAAAACGTGAAGGGGCAGCCGTTGTACAGGCTTTCCGATGTGCATGGACAGGTCGTGCGACGCGACTCGATTTGACAAAATCGAAAGTGCAACGCACAATTGTCAGTGGATTAGAGGGTTCAAACCGAAGACATGCGGTTTGAACCCTTTTCATATCCACCTTGGATTCTCCTAACTCCTTGGGTTGCGTAACACCGTCCTGTCCGAACGGCATATCGGACACGCTCCGCCCACTCCCGTCAGAGTGGACATACCCCAATGTGGCAGGCAAGCCAATCCCGTGCTTCCGTGATGCGGTGATGCTCAAATCCGCCTGCCGGTATGCCTTCGTAGGAATCAGTGGTAGATCGTACCGGCCGCGAGTCTTTATTGGATTCTCTTCCTTGTGGCCGCGTGTGGACGCGGGTTCGAATCCCGCCGAAGGCACCCATGAAACAAACCCGGGGTAGGGGTATTCGCAGATGATGGGGAGCCCCTACAAGACACGGGAGTGTCCATATACGGGAGCCCCTATACCGGCATTCCAGCAAGCCAACGGCGAAGATAATCATTGATGCATCCATGACACCCCGGGGCTCATACATGTGGGGAGGCCACATGAGCAAGCGGCGTAACGAGCGTGTCAGCAACGGCTGGCGGCGCAGACAGCTCAGGGCAAGAGTGCTGGCCGCATACGACGTGTGTGCCATCTGTGGCAAGCCAGTCGACAAGACATTGAAGACACCACATCCGATGAGCGCCGAAGTCGACGAGCTCGTACCGGTCTCACGTGGCGGTGATCCATACAGCTTCACTAACTGCAGGCTCACGCACCGCAGATGCAACAGGTTCAAGAGCGACAAGACAGACGAACACGCACGAGCGCTGCTGGCTGGCAGACAGGAAGTGAAAGCAAGCTCGATGCCGTTCAAAACGTTCGGCATCTGACTCCGATACCAGGGCAGGGTACCCGGTCATACCCCCTTGGGGTAGCCTCGGGTGCAGTGCCGATATCCCTCCCGGAATGCAAACGTCGGAAACAGGGAAACAACGAAAGGTCGGAAAGCGAGGGAAGCGCCGATGAAGTGCGAACTCTGCGGCAAGGAATTCCAGCCTTCCGGCCATGGGCGGCCTCAGAAGTACTGTTCCAAGTCCTGCCGCCAGAAAGCCGATTATCGTCGGAAAAAGAACAGGCCCGCACAGGACCGGAACAGTAAGCCGCCCGTCAAAGCCATGGAAACGAAACAGAAGCCGGAGCAGGATCTCGACCAGCGGAGTTTCGAGAGGATGATGGACGGCAGCATGCTGGACATGCTGCGCGCCAACCGCGACCGACTGCAGAAGGCCATGGACGACACGTCCACACCGGCAAACGCACTGCCAGCGATCAGCCGCCAGCTCATCGACGTATGCGAACGCATCGAATCGCTCCAAGGCGGCGGTCTGACCGACCTGCTGGACGATGAGGAAGACGAGGTGACGGACGATGTCGGAGCGTCGATTGTCTGAAATCGCCAAGGTCCTCCGCCAGCCGGAAGGCATCGTCGGCAGCGAGTTCACTCGAATCAACAAAGCCGCGCGCAAGGCTGGCATCCGTTTCGACTTGTGGCAGCAGGGCTTCTTGTGGCTTCTGTTCGCCAAGAACGCGGAAGGCAAGTATGCGTGTGGCGCGGACGGCGCCGTGCTGTCCAGCTGCAGGCAGATCGGCAAGACCTTTACCGTCGGCACCGCGTTGTTCCTCAAGGCGATACTCACGCCGAACCTGAAAGCCATCTGGACCGCTCACCATACTCGCACCAGCGACGAGACATTCGCGGACATGTGCGAGATGGAGCGCAATCCAGTGCTCGGCCGGTACGTGGAACGCATCCGCAGGGCGAACGGCCAACAGGAGATCACGTTCACGTCCGGCAGCCGCATCATGTTCGGCGCCCGCGAAAACGGCTTCGGCCGAGGATTGCACAGCGTGGACGTGGCCGTGTTCGACGAAGCGCAGATCCTCACAGTGCGCGCGATGGACAATATGATTCCGGTTTTGAACACGAGTCCTAATCCCCTGGTCGTGTATATGGGCAATCCACCCAAGCCGGGAGACCAGTGCGAGGCGTTCACGGAGAAGCGCATGCACGCGTTGAACCATGACGGGAGCCTCCTCTACGTGGAGCTCGCCGCCGACAAGGATGCGGATCCGGACGACCGCGAACAGTGGGCTAAAGCGAATCCCAGCTATCCGAAACGTACAAGCGAACAGGCAATCATGCGCATGCGCAACAACCTGTCGGAAGATTCATTCCGTCGCGAGGCGCTTGGCATATGGGATGAGACCGCCACCGCGTACGCCATCAGCCCGGACCTGTGGCAGGCCGCGGCCATCGACGACGTGCCTGATGGGGGAACCGTGAGCTTCGGCATCGACATGCCTCCGGACAGGAGCGTGCTGACCATCGGAGCCGCGCTACGGTACGCGGACGGTTCGGCCGTCATCCAGATGGCGAACATCAAGGACGCACGGCAGGCGGGAACCATGTGGGCCGTGGACTGGCTCGCCGAACATTGGCCGAAGACCGCCAGCGTGGTCATCGACGCGCAGTCGCCCGCTATGAGCCTGCTGCCCGAACTGAAGAAGGCGCATGTGAGGGTCACGGTGACGAACATGCAGGAGATGGGCCGCGCGTGCGGACGCTTCCTCGACATGCTCAAGGCCGGAACGCTCAAGCATCCACGGGACGAATACCAGCCGCAGCTGGCCGCAGCCGTCAAGGGCGCCACCACGCGGCCTCTTGGACAGTCCGGCGCGATCGCCTGGAACAAACTCGGCAGCGATGTCGACATCACGCCGCTCGTGTCCACCACTCTCGCCCTGTATGGGGCGTTCACGACGAAACGACATCCGGGAAGACGACAGGAGGTGATGTTCTGATGGTGTTCTACATGGCCGACGGCACAACGGTAAGTGTCGCTCCGAAATTCACCGGCAGCAGCTACCTCGACACCGCAAGCGGAAACGTCGGCACCATCCTCGGCGTCGACGACGAGGACATGCCCATCATCCACGAACTGTTGCGCGTGTGGCGTGAGAAATACCCACGCAACCTGATCCGCGGAGCCTACTACGACTGCAAGGAACGATTCAAAGACTTCGGAATCTCCATCCCCGACCAGATCAAAAACAAGGTCGAGGCGATGATCGGATGGCCCGAACTGGCCGTCCGATCATTGAGCGACCTGAGCGACCTGGAAGGGTTCAGCGTATCCGGCGACGACACGATGGGCGTCAACGACCTGTTCGAGGACAACCAATTGGACGTGGCCACGTCAGAACTGATCGTATCCGCTTACAAGCACTCATGCAGCTTCCTGACCATCGCCGCAGACCCGGAGAATCCGGACCGGATCAGCATGATCCCACGCTCCGCCGACTGGTCCGCTGGAATCTGGGACCGACGCAACCACCGTCTGGCCGCGGCATTGACCATCACCGAGGACGACAAGGACGGACGAATCTGCGCGTTCAACGTGTGGCTCCCCGGCAAGGTCTACGAATGCTCCGGCCACCTGACCCCATGGCGGGCGGAGAAAATCGAAACGAACTTCGACCAGCCGACTGCCGTCGCGCTCGCCTACGACAGGCAGATGGACCGGCCATTCGGCCACAGCCGCATCAGCCGTTCGCTCATGAGCCTCGTCGACGCCGGATTCCGCACCGTGGTCCGCATGGAGGCGTCGGCCGAATTCTATTCCGTTCCGAAACTCTGGTTCATCGGAGCGAACAGGGACGCGTTCAGCAGCAACACATGGACGAGTCTCATCCAGGCGATCAACGCGATCACCGCGGACGAGAACGGAGAGCTTCCCCAACTGCATCAGGTGCAGCAGGCGTCCATGACGCCCCATTCGGACATGCTCAAGACCTTGGCCATGCTCGTCGCCTCGCAGACCCGAGTGCCGGTCGACTATCTGGGCATCACGTTGGACAATCCGACCAGCGCCGAGGCCATGGCATCCGCCGAACGACGGTTGACGCGCATCGCCGACAAGCAGAACGTGGCCTTCGGACGGGAACTCAAACGGGCCATGGGCATCGCCGTGGCATTGCGCGAAGGCGCGAACACGATACCCGACTCCATGCGCGACGTGCATCCGGTATGGGCGCCCACAAGGGAAATCTCCGACGCGGCGCGCGCCGACGCGTTCACGAAGATCGCCGACAAGATCACCGGCTACGCCGACTCCGATGTCGGACTCGAACGTCTCGGCCTGACCCGCGAGGAAATCACCCGCCTACGCGCCGACCAGCAACGGCAGAAATCGGAACAACGCATCGACCAGCTCATGGACAGAAGCGCGGCGTCCTCGGAGGTGACGGATGGATCTGAACAATCTGGATCTGCCGGAACCGGCGAAAGCGCAGCTTCGTCAGAAACTGGAGAAACTGCATAGGGATTACGAGACTGATCTTGAGAATCTGACAGACGACGCCACCGACGCGATGGAATCCGCGAAACCGTTGGAACGACAAGACATAGTGCTCAGGTACACCCGCGATGCGTCCGAACGATCACGCAGGTACTACACTGACACCAGGAACCTGTGGCAGAAATACGCCGGCATCAAAATGCCGCCCTACGTCTCATCTACTTGCGACGAATATGAAGTGCTATACCGTCAGGTAGGCGGTTTCACTGGAACCGATTGGAATGGGCATAACTACACTAATTTGAAGCATGGCAACGCCAACGGGCTGACTGTTGAAGACCTTTGGCCCGACCTGAAGACGGTGGACGACTGGCAGCAGTTCATTGCCGACATGATGAGCAGGTCTGTACGATTGACCACGCAGAACAACCGCGACGCCGACGAGACGCATCCTGGATGGGCACGCGTCCCACGAGGCTCCAATCCTTGTGCATTTTGCGTGATGCTCGCCAGCCGAGGATTCGCATACACCAGTGAGGAAAGCGCGGACTTCGGCGGCTCTTTCCATAACGGCAAATGCCGTTGCATTCCCGTGTGCAGCTGGGGCAAGGACAAGATCTTCGGCTATGACCAAGCGAAGTATAAAGCCATGTACGATCAGGCCGTGCAAGCCATCAACGGCAACGCATTGGGAAAGAATTGGAAGTCCTCCGCCGAGGAAGCCGGAATCAAGTTGGATTCGGCCGACGCGAATGCCGTCACATTCGTTATGCGTCATAAGTTCCCTAAGCAATTGAGCGACGGGATCATGCCGAAGAAACGTGCGTCTTTCAAAGTCGAACATGATTTCACCGGCATGCGCGACGAGAAATCATTAAGCAAGAAAGGATGGGATGGAAGGCAGAAGGCGCTTGGCGTCCCAGTAGACGCAGACGTCCTTGAGATGCATGAAATCGTGTTCCTGGAACATTTCAAGTCACTCGGACAGCATTACGAATGGATTCCACGCGATACTTTGGGGCACAAATCGACGAATGACTTGAAATGGATTGAGCAAGACCTTGAGTGCGAGGTTAAGTCATCTCGGCAAAAACGCCCAGACTACGGATCCATTTCGAAGAACATCTCAAAAGCGGTATCCAAAGCCGAGCAGCATGGTGTCGTGAAGGATGCATTCATTGTGGATCTCACTGGATACTCGGCTCCGGAGAAACTGGTGACGCAACTTTCCCGCTATAACGCGCTGCATAAGAAAAACAAGATCAGACGTTTGTTCCTATTGGACAACAACGGGATGAGAGAAATCGAGCTGCAATAAAAACCCGGAGGCACTCCCGCACGAATAGGCTATTATTTCAAGTCTGCACGGGACCTCCGGTACTTCTATTTTACCAAAAACCATTGATTTCGGTGGATTGCCAGAGCAGACGAATGGACCCGACTGTAACTCGGGCGCTTCACAGCCGCGCAGGTGCGAATCCTGCATCCACCACTCGGCCAGCCATTCAGGTTGGCGGCGACCATGCGCCGTATCGCGTGGGAGGACCATACAGCGCACCGTGGCGCGGTCGAACTCGAATCCACGGGAAACAGCAAAGGAGAGCAGCATGTCCATCAGATTCCGATTCCCGGCACACATCCGTCTCATCGACGGCGGTGGCGACGAGGGCGGTTCCAATGACGGTGGCGACGGCGGTGAGCCGAGGTCGTTCACCCAGGAACAGGTCGACCAGATCGTCGAGAAGCGACTGGCCAAGGAGCGCGGCAAGTACAAGGACTACGACGAGCTCAAGTCCAAGGCCATGAAACTCGACGAGATGGAGAACGCCGGAAAGAGCGAAATCGACAAACTCAAGGAATCGAACGCGGCGCTGCGCAAGCAGATCGACGACGCCGCGGCCGAGAAGCAGCACGCGGAATGGGTGTCCGAAGTCGCCAAAGACAAGGACGTTCCGGCCGAACTGCTGCGCGGCGGAACCAAGGAGGAACTCGAGGCGCATGCGGACCTCCTGCACGCGGCGCTGCATCCGGCATCCAAGCCGCCTCAGGTGAGGAACCAGACGGGCTCTCCATCGCACCAGAACAACAACAAGGACGCCGAAGAGCTCTCGTACATCCACCAGCTCCTAGGCGAATAACCCAACCATCCGAAAGGACAAGTCATCATGGCGATGAAAACAGACCAGATCAAGCTCCCCGTGAGCGTGGCCACCGAAATCGTGAACAAGGCCAAGGACACCAGCACCATCGCGTCCCTGAGCCCCAGCACGCCACAGATCTTCTCCGACGCCGACTACCTCGTGTTCAACGGCAAGAGCGAAGCCGAGGTAGTGGCCGAAGGCGCGGTCAAGAGCAGCTACGAGCAGACCGTGGACTCCGTCGTGGCGAAGCGCTTCAAGGTGCAGACCACCACCCGCGTCACCAGCGAACTCCAGTGGGCCGACGAGGACAACCAGCTGCAGATCATCCGCAGCATCCAGGCCGATCAGGCAGCCGCACTGGGCCGCGCCCTCGACTACGTGATCTACCATGCGATCAACCCCAAGACCGGTGAGGCGCTCTCCGGATTCGACCCATTGAGCACGTCCGCCGTGCAGGTGATCGCCACCGAGGATGAGATCGGCAACGTGGACGCTTTGGCCGACGCGCTGAACGACTCCTACGACATCAACGGTGTCGCCCTGTCCAAGACCTGGGCGTCCCGCCTGCGCAAGCTGCGCGTCCCCTCCACCGGCATGCGCTTCTACCCGGAGATCCCGCTGAACCTGCAGGCCGGCAGCCTGGACGGCATCACCGCCGCGACCTCCGGAACCGTCAACGGCCGACTGGCCAAGACCCCGACGAAGGTGCTCGCGTTCATGGGAGATTTCAGCCTCATCAAATGGGGCATGGTCCGCGATCTGACCAGCGAGATCATCGCCTACGGCGATCCGGACCAGACCGGCGTGGACCTGAAGGCCCATAACCAGATCGCATACCGCACCGAGGCGATGTACGCGTTCGCGATCATCGATCCGAAGGCGTTCGCCGTACTCAAGGCCACGGAATGAGGTGAACGATGAGTTTCCCCATCCAGACCCTTGTGGTCAATCCGTCAGGTAAGAAGAAGCATACGATCGGACCGTTGGACGCGCAGGTGAGCCTTGTCAACAAGGATGGCACGGACTTCTCCGCCGGATCCAGCGCCTACGAGCTGCCGGCGGCCGGCGAGGACACCCTCGGCGGCATTAAGCAGTACGCGCCCGAACAAGCGATCGGCAACGTCGACAGCAACATCGCCGAGGCCGCGGCGGACACTCCGACCAAGGACAAATTCGACAAACTCGTCACCGCGTTCAACACGTTGGCGAAACAGTTCGACGACATCATCGCCGGCCTCGTATCCGCCGGGGCGGTCAAACTGCCGGACAAGAAGTGACCATGACGGAAGAACCCGACATGTTCGCCACCTCCGACGATCTCGAACGGAGATGGCACAAGCTCACCGACGAGGCACGCGAGAAAGCCGACACGCATCTCGCGGACGTGACCGACTACATCAAGGAACGCTCCCCGAACTGGCGGCGGCTCCTCGACGAACGGCCACGACTGTTGACGAAGATCACCTGCGACATCGTCCGCAGGATCATGCAGGCCGACCCGTACGACATTCCCGGCGGCATCACGCAGATGAACCAGACCACCGGCAGCTTCAGCGAACAATACAGTTTCGGAGCGCCCACCGGCGACCTCTGGCTGCGCGACGACGAGAAACGCATCCTCGGCATCAACGCGCAACGCGCGTTCAGCGTCGACATGGCAACGGGGGAGACGTCCTAGTGGAAACCATCGAAATCTGGCGCGGCCAGCCCACCACCGACACGGACGGCAACCCCATCCAAGGCAAGCCAGCCCGCGTCGGCGCATTCCAGGCCTTGGTCGCCCCGACCTCCACCATCGACCAGGTTGAGGAGAACGCCAGTCCACGGACCATCGAATACACGATCCACATCCGCGGTAGCCAACCATCCGGCATCCAAGCCACCGACCTGATCAAAGTCAGAGGCATCCTCCTGCCCGTCAAAGGAAAACCGCAAGTGTGGAACAACCTCCACGGACGCCACATCGGCGACGTCATCACCGTGGGCGAACGGGAAGGATAAGCATGGCCAAACGATGCAGATTCGTATTCAACCGCAAGGCGTTCAGCCAACAGGTCCTCAAAAACGAGACATTGCGCTCGCGCATGAGGGACGCGGCCGAAGCCGCCGTAGAGGATGACCGTTGCATGGTCCGCGACCATGACGGCAAGAACCGCAGCGGCGTGGCGATCATCTGCCCGGCACCGGTGGAGAAGGCGCACGGCACGCTAGAGGACACGCTCGGAAGGATGCGCGTATGAGCATCCCGGTCACTCCCCGCCGCACGGAGCCGCTGCTCCTGCCCAAACTGAGGACACTGTTCCCGGACGTGACGTTCGACACCATCGAACGAGCCGACCTCGAACCGCCCTTCACCGAAGCCACTCTGGCCGACTCCATGCAGGGCATGAGCACTCCAATCTCGCAGTACGTGCGGCTGCGGTTGAGCGTGCGATGCATGAGAGAGGACCATACGGGCGACTGGGACAAGGCCGCACGCCTGTGGGCCGACATCGCGAGGGAGATCATCGGGCTCGGAAACGTCGCGCCGCTCATCGACGCGTCACTCGAATCCGGGCCGGTACGCATGACGGACGAGGACAAGAGGCTGGTGTGCGCGTACGGCGTGCTCCTGCTCGAGGTCACCGTCAACTGAAACACAACCAAAGACAACGTGCCGCCACACGCGAAGAACGGAAAGGTGCAGACGAATGTCTGGCAACAACGAAAAAACCACCGTCGCCGCGCAGGGCGCGACCGACTACGGGTACGTGTCCAGCGGCAACACCGCAGGCAACGTGCGCCTGATCAAGAACTACGCGCTGTTCCTGTTCCCCAAGGGCGACAGCACGTTCGTGGCTCCGACCGGAGTGGCCTGGACCCCGCCGGCAAGCAAGAAGCCGATCGGCTACTCCACGGAGGACGGCGCCGTACTGCATCCGGAACCGGGCGACAGCACCGACTACAAGGCCCACAACGGCGACATCGTGCTGTCCGACACGGATCCGGGCTACTGGACCCTGCAGCTCGCCGCCATGGAGGGCCGCAAGGATGTGGTGTCGGCCTACTTCGACGTGGACGTCGCTTCGGACGGCGGCATCAGCATCAAGGGCGCCGGATTGAAGAAGGAGTGGATCCTCGTGCTGGTCGCGCTCGACCAGCAGGACCGTCCGTTCCTCCTGTACGGCACCAACGCGAAGGTGAGCGACCGTGACGACGTGAGCCTGAAATCCAGCGAGATCATGAACTTCAGCATGACGTTCAAGATGCTCAAGGGCACCAACGGCGAACAGTTCCACGCATGGGGCCTCGTCACTGAAGACGCCAAGTGACCCATTGATTCTTCCCGTGCGGCCGATGGCGGTCGGCCGCACGGGACACCCATTCAACCGCCAACCATTAGAACGGAGCCAACATGAGCGACAAAGAATACCATGTCGTGGACGTAGACCTGACCGAAGCGGAAGAGCTCAAACCCGACGTGCACCTCGAGGTCGCCGGCGTCAAACTCGACCTGCCGAACCTCAACAACGCGGAACTGCCCATCGAACTCGTCCAGGCCATCCTCCTGATCAAAAGCAAGCCCGCATTGTCCGACGAGGAAACCACGGCCTGCGTGAGCACGTTCCTCGCCTACTTCCAGACGATGCAGCCGAACTTCTGGAACGTGCTGCGCAAGACCAAACGTCCGATGGCCTACCTCACCGCGACCATCAAGGCGTGGGCCGAGGAATCCGGACTGGACCCAAAAGCGTTTACCTCGCCCACCTCTGGAACAACAATCGCGCGGCACTAGCCTACGACTGGATCCGAGCGTACGGGCAGATCTACAGGCCCGTACGCTTCCGGGAATGGGTTGAAGGCCAACGTCCGCGAGTCGATTGGGGACTCGCCTGGGCGTTGACCCGCGAAATCCTCAAAGACCATACGAGCCACTCGTGGATGGCGTTGCAGAACGCCGTCTACGCGCCCGACGGAGCCGAACAGGCGGTCTGGACGCTGTCCGGACAACGCAAACGCCCATGGTTCGACCACGAGCACGACCCGCTCCGCCCGCCAACCCCGACGCACAACCTCACCCGCCGTCAACGCGAGGACAGGGAACGGCTCAAAGCCTACTTCCACATCAACGACGACCTCTGACTCCGACCGCCATCGGAATCCCAACCTACGAATAAGGAAACACGATGGCAGCACAGGACATAGGCGTCGCATACGTCCACGTCGAACCATCCGGCAAAGGATTCGGCAAAAGCATCGAAGGCGACATCGGCGACGCCGTCAACAAAGCCTCCAAGAAAAGCTCCAGCACCCTCATCTCGAAGATCGGCGGAGCATTCGGCAAAATCGGCAAGGTCGGCACAGGCGCGATCGCCACCCTCGCCGGCGGCATCACCGCATTGGCCGCCAAAGGCGGCTTCACCCGCGCCCTCAACATCGAGAACGCGCAAGCCAAACTCAAAGGCCTCGGCCACGACAGCGCGAGCGTCACCGAAATCATGAACGACGCGCTCGCATCCGTCAAGGGCACCGCGTTCGGATTGGGCGACGCCGCGACCGTCGCGGCCAGCCTGTCCGCCTCCGGCATCAAGGAAGGCGACCAGCTCACCAAGATCCTCAAGACCGTGGCCGACACCGCGCAGATCAGCGGCAGAAGCCTCACTGACATCGGCATGATCTTCGGTTCCGTCGCCGCCCGAGGCAAACTCCAGGGCGACGACATGCTCCAGCTCATGTCGAGCGGCATCCCAGTCCTCCAAATGCTCGGCAAGCATCTGAACAAGACCAGCGCCGAAGTGTCCGACATGGTGTCGGACGGCAAGATCGACTTCCAGACCTTCGCCGACGCCATGAAGGAAGGATTGGGCGGAGCCGCGTTAAGCGCGGGCACCACGTTCACCGGCGCCCTGGCCAACGTTAAGGCAGCGCTGAGCCGACTCGGCGAAACCGCCGCCACGCCGGTCCTCAACGGCCTGCGCGGCCTGTTCAACCAGGCCATCCCGCTCATCGACTCTTTCACCGCGGCCGTCACGCCGACGCTGGAGAAGGTCGGCGCCGGATTGCAGAAGGGCCTGGAACAGGCCATCCCCACGGTGCAGGCGAAGCTCGCCGCATTCGCAGGATTCGTCCGGAACCTTCCGGGAATCCAGATGCTCATGGCATCGGCCGTGAGCCTCAGGGCACAGCTGGAAGGTCTGGCCGGCGCGATCGGCTCGCTGATCTCCGGACTGAACCTCGGCGGGGAGGCATCCTCGAGATTCGGCGGCATCCTCTCCACGCTCGGGGATCTGCTCGCTTCCGCCGCGCAGGCCATGGCCAACGCCGCTGGGTGGGCGAAGACCTTCGTCAACACGTTCATCGAGACCGGAGCGCTGCAGCCCTTCCTGCACGCGTTGACGGACCTCGCCACCGGGCTCGCGTCCATCACCTCCGCGCTCATCTCGGCCGCATCGCAGATGCTCGGCTTCGACAACGCCGGGCAGACCGCCGGATCGGCGGCGCAGCGGTTCGCCGGGGTCCTCAATGCGCTTACCGGCGTGCTCATGACGGTGGGAGGCTGGCTGCAGTCGGTCGGGCAATGGGCGCAGCAGAACGGCGATCTGGTCTCCGGCGCGTTGAAGGCCATCACCATCGCATTGCTCGCGGTCAAGGGCTGGGACATCGTATCGGCCGGACTGAAAACCGTCTCCGGTGGACTGAAGGCCATTTCCGCGACCGCCTCCGGCGTGGAGAAGACCGCCACGGCCGCGTTCGATCTGATCGGCAAGATCTCCGACGCGGGAAGCGCCGCGGCCGGCCTGAAGAAGATCGCCAGCTCGTTCGGCATCGTCAAAGCCGCCCAATCGGCGTGGAGCGCGGTGACCAAGGCCGCCACCGCCGTGCAGTTGGCGTTCAACATCGCCATGGACGCGAATCCGATCAACATATGGGTCGTGGCCATCGGTGCGGCTGTGGCCGCATTGACATGGCTCTTCACGCAGACCAAGACCGGACAGCAGTGGTGGGCGTCGTTCACGTCGTTCCTCTCGTCCGCATGGCAGACGGCCGTGAGCACGGTCGTCTCCATCGGTCAGACCATCGCCGCGTTCTTCACGTCAACGCTCCCATCGGCCATCCAATCAGTCGGTCAATGGTTCCAGCAGCTGCCCGGCAACATCGCCGGCTGGCTCGCCGGAGCCGCATCGGCCGTCGCTGCATGGGCCGTGAGCCTCGGCCAGTCCGCATTGCAGGCCGGCCAGCAGTTCCTCACGAACCTCGCCAACGCGATCATGAACCTGCCCGAGACGATCGCCTACTGGCTCGGCTACACCGTCACCACCATCGTCATGTACGCGGCCGCAATCGGCATGCAGGCGTTCCAGATGGGCGTGCAGTTCGTGCAGAACGTCGGCACGTTCCTCACCCAGCTTCCCGGAAACGTGGCCGGCTGGCTCGCCTCGACGGCCGCGAACATCGGCGCATGGGTGTCCTCCACGGCCATACAGGCCATGCAGATGGGCGTGCAGTTCCTCACGAACGTCGGGACATTCCTCCTCCAACTGCCAGGAAACGTGGCCGGCTGGCTCGCCGGAGCCGTGGCCTCGGCCTCCGCATGGGTCTCCAGCATGGCATCACAGGCCATCCAGGCAGGCAGCAGATTCCTGCAGAACGTCGGCACGTTCCTCACCCAGCTGCCGGCAAGGGTCGGCGCATGGCTGCTGTCCACCATCGCGCGAGCCGCCAGCTTCGCCAGCCAGATGGGATCAAAGGCGTTGCAGGCCGGCCAGCAGTTCGTGCAGAACATCGTCAGCACACTGTCATCCCTGCCTGGCCGCATGCTCAGCATCGGAGCGAACATCGTCAGCGGCATCGTCAGCGGCATCCAGAGCAAGCTTGGCAGCATCGCATCGAGCCTGCTCTCCGGAGTCAACGACGCCATCTCCGCGGTCAAGAGCAAGCTCGGCATCCACTCGCCATCACGACTCATGCGCGACGAGGTGGGCGTGATGATAGGCCGTGGCATGGCGCTGGGCATCGACGATTCGGCCGCCGTGGTCAACCGGTCCATGGACTCGCTCGTCTCCTCGATGAGCCTCTCCGACGCGGACTGGTCGAAGACCGGCAGGCTGAACGTCACGGCCGGCACCGGCGCCAATGCCGGCGACGGCGATCTTCGGGAACTCATCGCGGCCGTTGAATCGCTGCACGACGACCTCGGATCGATCATCGCCAGGTACACGCCGACGATAGGGGACCGCGACTTCGCAAGGAAGGTGAGAAGTGCAATCGCTTGAATACGCGTGCGCCGCCACAGGTGAGCGAATCGGCTTCGAAGGGCCTCTGTACGGCGAAACGCTCGCCGGACTGCGCGGCCGCGTCTGGGAGTACAGCATCGGCGCACGCGGCCTGACCGGCATCACCCGCAAGACACGCGAAACGAACGTCACGGTGAGGATCCATGATTCGCCGGCCACGCTCGACCTGCTGCGACGTCTCGCCGACGCCGACATGGCAGCCGGCACACCCGGCACGCTCGTCGCCGACGGCGAATGGGAGACCAGGGCGTGGATCCCGAAAAGCGAGCCGCAGACCATCACGCCCACGATGGTCGAGACGCAGCTTGCCGTCGCGCTCCTGGACGGTGTATGGCGGAGGGAGATCACCACGCATCACGATCCGCGAACCGACGCCGGCAGTGGACTTGACTACCCGCACGACTATCCGCACGACTACGGCGGCATGAGCATCCTCGACACCGTGGCCAACGCGACCGGCATGCCGCAGCCGATACGCCTCACGATCTTCGGTCCGTGCGTCAACCCGTACATCACCATCGGCCCCAACCGGTACGAGGTAGACGCGACCATTCCGGCCGGCAGCAGACTCGAAATCGACGGCACCGCTGACGCCAGGACCGTCATCATGATCTCCGACACCGGCCTGCGCACGAACCTCTTCGCCAAGGCAGTGCGCGGCACCGGACGCGGATCCGGCACCTACATCTTCGAGGCGCTTCCCCACGGCACGAGCACGATCAGCTGGCCTGGCGGATTCGAGTTCGACCTGACCGCCATCGAAGAGAGGAGCGAACCGCCATGGACCTGATCGTTACCGACACGAACGGCATCCCGACTGGCTCATACGCCTCATGGACGCTTGACCTGGCATACGGGTCGGGGGAGAACGACTTCGACCTCCGATGCCCGGCACGTCTGCAGCCCGGATGCCGGTGGTGGGTCGACGGGACAGGCTGGGGTGGCATCGTCGACGACGTGCGGACCAGCGTCACCGGAGGCGAAGGCGAGCTGACCTACCACGGGCGCGACTGGCACGGCCTGCTCGCCTCGAAGATCCTCGAACCGGACAAGGGCAGGGACTACCTGACCCTGCGCGGCACCATCGGCACGCTCCTGCGTACGGTGATCTCGCGAATCGGACTGCAAGGCCTCCTCACCGTCACCGAAACCAGCGCAAAAACGGCGAACTGGCAGGCCGAACGGTACACGGACGCATGGAGCGGACTTGCGAAGATGCTGCGCGGCTCCGGCCTGCGCCTTCGGTTCACCGCCACGCAGAACGGCATCCAGATCGACGCGCCGCCCATCACCGCGGCCGGAGACAGCATCGACTCCGACCTCATCGACTTCGACGCGACCCTCGCCTCGCATCCGATCAACCACCTGATCTGCCTCGGCAAGGGCGAACTCAAGGACAGGGTCGTTGTCCACTGGTACGCCGACCAGAAAGGCACGCTCAGCCACACGCAGACCATCAAGGGGGCGGACGAGCGCACAAGCGTGTACGAGCTCAGCAACGCCGACGCCGCCGAACTCGAGACCAAAGGCAAGCAGAAGCTCCTGGAGCTGCGCGACAGCGGCAGCATCGACGTGACCGTTGCGGACGGGCTCGACCTCGACGTGGGCGACACCGTGACCGGCCGCGACAACACCACCGGCATCAAGGTCACCGCCGAAATCACCAAGAAGATCGTCAAGATCTCGGACGGCCTGCCGACCATCACCTACGAGGCGACCACCGCATCCACGGAATCGACCGGCGAGACCGGCGGCGGTGGATCAAGCTCCGGAGACGGCCACGCCTACTACGCCGGCAGCGGCCTCACCCTCTCCAACTGGACGTTCAGCGCCGATGTGACCGCCGCCGACCTCGAAACGGTCCGCAAAACCGCCACCGAAGCCAACAAGGCCGCATCCGACGCCGCGGCCGAAATCGGAGGCGCCAGAGACCTCGCCAAACAGGCCGGCGTAAAAGCCGACACGGCCACCACCACGGCGCAGAACGCGTTGGCCGCGGCGCAGGCGCGAATCTTGGACATCACTGCATCGGCTCCAGTCATAGTGACCCGCACCGACGAGACGGCTGCCATCACCGTCGCACAGGCCACATCATCGGCGGACGGGCTCATGGCCGCCGCAGACAAGAAGAAGATCGACGACATCGCCGTCGGTGCGAACAAGTACACGCTGCCAGTGGCATCCACCGCCACCCTCGGCGGCGTCAAACCCGATGGCACGACCATCACCATCGGCCCGGACGGCACCATCACCGCACAATCCAGCGCGACAGCGGCATCCTTCCTCGCCGCACACCCAATCGGCTCGCTCTACTGGTGCGTCGCCGGAGACCCCAACGACCAGGGCGGCACATGGAAGGAAATCCACACCATCATCGGCGGACACGTCTGGCAAAGACTCGCCTGAAAGGACCACCAATGGCAAAAACCACGAACATCACCAAATACGCGTGCGACCGCTGCCACGACAGCGCATATCTCACCGACGGAGATCCGCGCACGTCGAGCGACTGGCACCAGATCAAACACACCACCGCGGACGGAGTGACGCAGGAGGCGCTGGTATGCACCTCATGCCAGCAGGAATTCAAGAAACTCGCCGCCACGCAGGACGCGGCCTACACGGCATGGCTTACTGAAGGAGAGGGAAAGGACTGAGACATGACCACCACGCTCATCACAGGCAAGGGCGGCACACCGCACATCACCAGCGGCGACATGGGCGCCATGCAGGCCGGCATCGTAGGCAACGACAGCTACCTGCTGCAGGGGGCTGACGGGAAATTCCCCGCGGTCACCATGCAGGACGCCAACCACGCGCTGGTACCGGTCCTCAACCTCGTCGTGGAGGGCAGGTACGCGCGCGTAACCGAAGCCGAGGCCGTCGTCATCGAAAGCGGCATCACCGGGCAGAACCGCAACGACCTCGTCTGCATCAAATACACACGTGACAAGCAGAACGTCGAAAAGGCGTCGCTGGCCGTACTCAAGGGCACGCCCAGCACCGGCACGGCTGCCGATCCGACAGTGCCGGCTGGCAGCATCCACTCGGCCTCCGACACGGCATGGATCCCGGTCGCGCGCATCCCGCTCTCCGGCATCACGCTCGGCACCCCTGTCATGCTCCTCAAGCAGATCCCGCCGCTCAGTGAGCTGTGGGATTCCGCAACCCGCGCGCATTCAAAGTTGCAATCGGAGATCGATCAGCTCGGCATCAAGCAGGTCAAGGCAGGCAACTACATAGGCCCGACCGACGCAGAGGGTTTTCTGATGATCGCCAATCCTTTCGCCTCCGCGTCGATTTCGGTCTTCGCAATGGTCTCGCCGAACGGCATGGCCGATTCGACGGGCAGGGTGTTCTCGGTGTTCGTCTGGGATGTCACTCCCGCACGCATGCGTTTGCGTATCCGCCGTGAGGACACGAACAAGTGGATTGACAAGCAAGCCGTGCGAGTGAGATGGGTCGCCTTCCGGTGATCAGACAAACGTGATGCCTTCCGGAACCGGCAGAACGCGCGTATAGCATTGCAGCAGATCGCCGGTGACGACCCCGCCGGTGAGCGTCACATCACCGGCAGTGGTCCAGACGGCCTGCTTGCCGTAGTTCTGGCCGCTGATCGTGCCGATGCAGCCGAGACTGATGTTGGCAGACGGCTTGATCCCCGACTGGAATTGCCAAACCGGGAATGTGCCGACCCTGACATTGCTTTTGAAGCCGCTCAGGTCGACGATAATCATGCCGCCTGCGACCGTGATGGTGTTCGACTGGCCGTAGGCGCACGGCGTGAAGCTGCCTGCGTTCTGGAATTTCAGGTTTTCACGAAAACTGCGGGTTGCGGAATCCCATGTTAGAGTGGGACTGCCACTATACCTTCCACCCATCCTCCTCTGCTAAGAGTCATCTTGTCGCAGGTTCGCAATGCAATATCCGTGCCGGCGACCTGCACACAAATGCCATGCAGACCAATGCTTGAATTGCTGATACACGGAGCGTGCACCTCGAATTTGCTGGCCCCGAATCCTTTTGGCAGAGAAAGGATATTGCTTTGCTCCCACGCTTTGTCGGCTTTCCAGTCCGAGTTCTTCCGCTCCGCTCTGAAGATGATGACAGCCTCGCCTCCGATACGAGCACACCGATAATTCACCGCCCAGTTCGCGTTCGGCATCGATAAGGTTGCGGAATCCCATCAGAACGGAATGATGAGCACGCCAGAACAAGCGCCATTCGAGCCGGCGGCACCCATGTTCGCGCATTTGAGCGTTCCATCAGCAGATGCGATCAGGATTCGTGACGTCTGTCCGTTCCAGACGGTGCAGGCTGCCGTGAGTTCGGTGGGGGGACGATACTGTTCCGCGAGCTTGACAGGGCACGTCACGCTGTCCCAGCTGCCGGAGCCGATACTCCCCGCGAATTTGACCACGATGACCCTGCCCTTCCGAAGGATCGTCCATTGGTCTTTCTTGTAAAGGGTTGCGGAATCCCTCATCGCATGATCGACTTCTCCCAGAGCCTTTGCGCGTCCTTGAGCACTGATGTGTCCGGGCGCAGATAGTAGCGGGCCGTGGTCTCGATACTTGAATGGCCCAGGGCGCGGCTCACCACCGCCACGTCCACGCCGGCGACGAGGGCGCTTGTGGCCCATGAATGGCGCAGATTCTCCCTAGGCACGAACGGCAGATGCTGCTCGCGGCACCATCGTCGGTACCGACGGTCGACCTGCCCTGGGTTCAACCCGCCAACAAGCCGCCCGTCACCGCGTCCGCGAATCTGGCGCAGCCGAATGATCGCGAACCTGGGAAGCACAACATCACGCGCCGACAGATCGGTCTTCGGCTCGACAACGACCTCGTGGCCGGATACCCACTGCACACCGCGCCGGATCCGTACCAGTCCGCCGCGCAGATCGATGTCCGACCATTCGAGGCCGAGCGTCTCCTCCGGCCTGAGTCCCAGCGTTACACTGCAGATGAGCCATGCCTCGAGCTCATGTCCCCAGAAGCCGCGCAGCAGTGCAGAGATCTGCCGTGCGTCGAGCACGTGTGGCTGGTGATCCGTCCTCTTCGGGCCCCTGACGCGCGTGGTCACATCCACACTGCTCACGCCCCACCTGAATGCCTTGCGGAGCATGGTGCGGAGCACGCCCCATGCCTTGCGCGCCGCGCCGCGCGGCATGCCGGCCATCCACGTCTCGATCATGTCGGCAGTGATTGAATCGATCTCAAGCCCGCCGAAAGCATCCACGATATGGCATTGCCACGCGCTCTCGTAGCCGACCATGGTGCATTCTCTCAGATTCGCGCACGACGGCAGCCACACCTCGTCATGGAAAACGGACAACAGCATCTTTTAACCTCCAAATCCCACACGCCACAGCGGCCTGTCCGCAATGGTCGGCGTGTGGGATTCCACAGTAGAAAGGCCTGTGATGCAACTGCTCGATCAGATCGTCGCATGGCTCGTGCCCGCCATGTGCGGCGGTGCGGTCACGCTCGCCGCGGTGGTGTGGAGGTACGGGCGTGCGATGATCCACGGCCTGCGTGTCCTGCTCCGTGCGGAGATCATCCGCATCCACCGTGAATACGTGCAGACCAACAGTCCGATACCGGTCGAGGTGATGGACGAGGCCGATGACGCGTACAGCGCGTACAGCGCGCTTGGCGGCAACGGGACGGGAACGAAGATGCACAACGAGATCATGGCCGCGCATAACGGCCCAACAAGGAAGGAGCACTCATGACATTGGTGCATTTCCACCTGACCGACGCGGAGGGCTCCGGCCTTTCCGGCGGCGTGAGCCTGGTGCCCACGCGCCGTGTGACGGTGCGTGACGCGATTCGCCTGCCGGTCGCGCAGACCGTCAAGCTTACGGCGGGCGAGGCCACCGCGGAGGTGATGCCCTCGACCACCCAGTGGGTATGGAGGGTGAGCGAGCTGGTGGCGGGCGGTGCCGTGCGATACGTGGAGGTGCCGTCCTCCGCCACGCAGGTCGAGTACGCCGGGCTGGCGGACGTGGATCCCAAGACGTTGGACCAATCCTCGGAGACCGTGGCCGCGTGGGAGACCGTCACCCGCGCCGCCCAGTCCGCCCTGGATCAGATCGAGTCAATCGACGACAAAGTGACCCGTGCGGAAAGCTCCGCGCAGGCGGCGAAGGCCAGCGAAGGAGTGGCCGGGCAGGAGAGCGCGAAGGCGTCCGACGCGGCCGCGAAGGCACTCGCATCACAGCAGGCCGCCACGGCCAGCGCGACCCTCGCCCACGAGTCGGAGACCACGGCGCAGGGGCTGATCGGCGAGGCCAAGACCATTGAGGCGCGGATCACGGAGACAGCCGCACAGGTCGAGCGTGACGCTGCCACCGCCGACACCGCGGCCAAGACCGCTGGCGACAAGGCCGCGCAGGCCATCGACGCCCAAAGCAAGGCCGAATCGGCAAGGCAGGCCGCGGAGACGGCCATGAGGGGCGCGACCGAGCAGGCTACTGCGGCTGGTGAGAGCGCCAGTGCGGCGAATGCAAGTGAGACCGCTGCCGCGAAGTCGGCCGAGAGCGCGGCGCAGTCGCAGTCGGCTGCGGCGGCATCCGAATCAAATGCCGCCCGATCCGCTCAATCCGCGTCCGGCTCGGCCGAGAAGGCGCAGGCCAGCGAGACCGCCGCCGATGCCAGCGCGGCAAGCGCGAAGACGGATGCCCAGGCGGCTAGTGGGTCTGCACGGGAAGCCAGCGGGAAGGCAGCCGGGGCCGCGGCCAGTGCGGCCAACGCGAAGGCGTCCGAATCGGCCTCGCAGGCCTCGCAGACAGCCGCCGCCAAATCCGCCGCGCAGGCCGCCGATAGCGCCGCCGCCGTCCCCAAGTGGATCCAGTGCACGGATGCCGCCGACGCCGCCGCCAAAAGCGCCGCCGACCCGAGCGGATTCTACTGGTGGCCGAGGGAGGCATCGGCATGAGCGGCGTCAATATCAAGGGAAGGGAGGTGGGCGGAGCGTGCCGTGCGGGCCGCATGATAGGACTCTCGCATTCCGGCACGCGCCTCGTACTGCCCAATCCCGCTGACAATCTCATCGTCAACGGCGGGTTCGAGCAGGGGCTGACGGGATGGACGGCGATAGGCGACGGCTCTGTCGTCACATCATCATCGGCAAATTCTGCCGTCCACGATCCGCATGGCGGACTCGCATGGTATATGAGCCGCAGCAATGACGGCGGGGTGTCGCAGACCGTGGCCGTCAGCCCCGGCTCACGCTACCGCCTCGACTTCTGGCATGCCGTCGGAAAAGGAAAAGCATGGCGCACTGCCACGGCGACGGTCACGGCCGGAGACGCGGTGGTGGCATCAGCCAAAACGCCAAACAGGGCTGATACGCAATGGTATGAAGTCACTCTCGACTTCAGCGCGCCCAAGGACTGCACGGCCGTTACCGTCACCATCACCGAGAATACGTGGCTCCGCCTTGACGACGTGAGCCTCACCGAGATTCTTTAGGAGGAATCATGACCGATTATCCGCTTCGGGGGGGGGTATGCGTCAATGGCCTGCCGGTCGCCGGAGTCTATCATGCCGGCCGGCGCGTCGGACTGACGCATGACGACACGCTGCTTGTGCCAAGCGGCAAGAATTTCATGCGCTACGGCGCATACGCGGACGACAACTGTTCAGCCGCCATCCGACCCGACGGAGGGCTGGACATTGTACTTAAGTCGACATTCAAGGCATGGTATGCGATTACGTGGGCGACGCAACTGGCCGACGTGGGGCTGGCGGCAGGTGACATAATCACCGCGTCATGCGACAATCTGCCGCCGAGCGTATTCATGAGCATCCGATTCCAAGAGGGCGGCAAACTGTTGAGCGAGACGCAATACCTTAATTCCGGCCTTTCAACCGTATCCTCTGCGATTCCTACAGGGACAACGCAGATTATCTCACAGCTGTTCACCAGCGCCGATCACACCGAAGACAGGTCGCTTACAATCTACCCGCAGATTGAGCGAGGCTCGCAGCGCACCTGCTGGGAGCCGCCCGAAAACCTGCGGGGGGGGGGCACGCTAAAAGACCTTAACCTGTGCGGACAGTGGGATACCAGCTGGGGTTTTAATTTCCCGACATGGGAAGTCGACGACCGCACGGCGCGTGTCGGGCGCACTCAGACACATAATTACTGGTGCGCACGTCGGATGAAGGCCGTGACGATCCCAGCAGGAACGTACAGCATTCGCGTGGACGTTACCGGCGACTCGGAGATTTCGTTCGAGACTCATATCAACGACAAGGTCAGCTTCTACGCCGGCGCGGACTGGCGTCGCTTCACTCTCACCCAACCGAGCGCTGTCTACGTGCAGCTGGCCGTCCAGCCTACATGGACGGGCGAGGCCACGTTCACGCCCGTCATCCTCGAAGGCGACTGGGGGGGGGTGAGCCTCTAGGCTTGGAGAACCTATGGCCACAGGCTGATTTCACGCAGCAGACCGACCTCTACACTCTCACGCAATCCAACGGCCTGCTCACCATCACCGTCAATCGCGATATGACCAAGGCCGACAGCTGGAAAGGACTGAGCCTCGCAAAAATCCGATTCGAGGAGGATGCATGGGTCGTCTGGACGCCGGAAAGCGACATGGGCACCGATACTGCCACGCCGGATTTCACGGACCACACCAAATACGCGGTCAACCCCACCAACAGGCAGCCGAAACTGCTGCCCGCAGGGAATTACGACGCTTGTGTCTCTCTCCACCTCGCCAAGGCCGGCACGTACACATGCCGTCCACACGTCTACCGCATCCCCTGCTGACAATTTTTCCAACAAACCGCAAGGCCATCTCTTCGGAGATGGCCTTTTCTATTGCCCCGAATCGGGGCGGAAAGGAGAGGACGTGAACATCCTCAACAAAGGCAAACCGAAACACAAACGCATGAATCCACGCCGACAATGGCGCAAGCTACTGACCGCGCTCACGGTCGCCATATCCATGGCTGTCGCGCCGGCCGCGATGGCCGACATGAACGGGTACGACATCTCGAACTGGCAGTGCGGCATCGACACAGCGACCGTGCCGGCCGATTTCGTCATCGTCGGCACCACATGGGGTTCCGGCGGCGTGTACGGTGGTTGCCTGTCCAACGGCGTTAACACCGACGCTAACCGTCAGCTCGCCGGCGCCATCGACAGCGGCAAGGAGACCGGCGTCTACCATTACGCGCGCGGCGGCAACCCCGAGACCGAAGCCCGGTTCTTCGTCGACAACGTGCGCGGATACGTGCACAAGAGCGTGCTGATCCTCGACTGGGAGGCGCAGGACAATACGGCATGGGGCGACAAGCAGTGGCCGCGCCGCTGGGCGCGCGAGGTCAAGCGTCTGACAGGCGTCAACCCCATCATCTACACGATGGACTCCGGGTACTGGCAGGTCGCCGGCATGGAGACGGAGCTGAACTGCGGCATCTGGATCGCACAGTACGCGACGAACCTCGTCACCGGCTACCAGACCGCCCCGTGGAACATCGGAGCGCGCGGCGAGGTGATGAGGCAGTACACGTCCAACGGCAGTCTCAGCGGCTGGTCAGGACGCCTCGACCTGAACAAGTTCCGCGGCGACCGCGCGGCATGGCGCAAGTACGCGAACCCCGACGACAAGGGCACGGCGAGCCTGCCGAACGTCAAGCCGACGCCACAGCCAACGACAGCTCCGACGGTCGACCTGGACGCTTTGGCCACGCGCACCATCCGCGGCGATTTCGGCAACGATCCCGCACGACGACAGGCGCTCGGATCCAACTATGCGGCGGTCATGGCCATCGTCAACCGGCGACTGTCCGGCAGCGGCGTCACGACGCCATCTGGCAATACCGGCTACTGCGTCGTGGTCAGCTCCGGCGACACCATGGGCGCGATCGCCAGCCGTACCGGCCGCACGCCGGCCAGCGCGTGGAGCGTGCCCAGCGGCAACATCAACCGCATCTGGCCAGGTCAGCAAGTCTGCTACGGCGGGTCCACCGCCTCTAGTGTCGGTGCCCATGTCGTAACTACCTCGCACGTGGTCACCGCAGGCGAGAGCCTGTGGGTCATCTACGGCCCGTCGGGATGGCAGGCGGCCGCGCAACGCAACGGCCTCAGCTACCCCTACGTCATCCACCCCGGCCAGGTGCTCCGCTGATAAAACACTCCCGCAACGTAAACGTTGCGGGAGTCATATCTACAACACTTGGAAAGGATCAAGATGGACATCTCCAACGCAACGGCGCTCGCATCCGCGATCGTCGCACTCGTCGCACCGGCATTGGTGCAGGCGTTCAAGAAATACATCCCAGGCGATTACGTCGGACTGGTAAGCCTTGGCTCATCCATCATCCTCGGCGTCATCGCCGTCGGCGCTACCGGAGGCTTCAACCACGCGACATGGGGAGTGATGCTCGCCGCAGTGGTGGGCGTCTCGCAGGCCGTGTACGTGCTGGTCAATCAGGCATTCGGCGGCAAGCTCAGCAAGGATCGGATCTCTGACTAAGAGTCCATATATAGCCATATAGCCCCTTCCGTGGTATTCGCTCCATGGAAGGGGCTTTTTCTTCATTCCGCATACAAACCGCATACAAAGACCGTCACGTTGCGTTCCATACAGTCATAACCAGTCACAACTTGCAGGATGGCAAAAGCGTTGAAATACCAACGTTTCCTAATCTCCAAACATTCTGGCAAACCAAACCTAAAAACCACCAGATATAACAGAATGTCGCAGGTTCAAATCCTGTCAGCCCGACCAGAAGCCCGGAATCCCAATGATTTCAACATCTTGGATTCCGGGCTTTTCCATTCTTGGACACAATGGGACACAATGACCGCGCAACCTCCGCAGCCACTACAACCCCTCACCAGCACACACCACCCACACAGCACAGGAACACACACTGGT